ACGGTGGACTTCTCGGGCATCTTCCCTCGGACCACCCCGCCCCTGGGCATCTCGGCCTTGGTCACGTACAACACCGGCTACGTGGCTTACCTGAACGCCCTGACCATCGACATCACCTGGCCCGAGATCGAGATCACCGAGGCGACGGGTGCCGCCACCGGATGGCGCAAGTGGATGCCGGGCGGCATCGGCAGCTGGAGCGGCAGCTACACCTGCAAGGCCGACGTGAACGACGCGCCCAGCCTGCCGACCAGCGGCGCCTCGGCCGCGGCCAGCTTCAAGCTGGTCGAGGCCGGCACCGATCCGACTCTCGCTGGCAACATCGGCATCCCCAGCCTGAGCCAGCGGGTGCGACTCGGCGACTACTCCGAGCTCAGCTACACCTTCAACGGCTCGGGCAACCTGACGCAGAGCAACGGCGGCCTGCTGGCGGCGTCTGGAGACATCGCCAAGCCCACCTGGAACATCGCCGGCACATCGGCCACCCCTGACCAGACCTGCCGCCTGACGGTCGGTGGCAGCCGCAAGTGGGAGTTCCCGGCCTTCTGGACCAAGCTGAGCCTGAGCTGGAGGATGGACGACGTGGTGCGGGTGACGGGCACCCTGCGAATCGCCAGCACCGCCACGGCGTCCTAACTGGAGGTCTAGGTGGCAGAGCCTATCGAAATCGGCGTCAAGCTGCGGGCCGACACCAGCCAGCTGACCGGCGACGTGGCCAAGGCCAAGGCGCAAGTGGACGCCGCGGGTGCCGACTCGGCCGGCAAGGCCACCGAGGCGACCAAGGCCCAGGCTGCCGCCACGTCCGAGCTCGGCGAGAAGCTCAAGAGCGTCAAGAAGACATACGGCGAGCAGATCGAGGTGGTGCAGGGCCTGCTGGGCAAGGTCTTCGCCGTGGGCGCCATCGCCACGACCTTCTTCAAGATCGGCGAGGCCATCAGTACCTACGTGATCGAGAGGCTCAAGACCGCAAATGAGCGTGCCGAGGAGTTCAGGGCCACCCTCGACAAGACCAACACAGCGGCAGCCCAGGCGAAGATCGCCGACAAGTTCGACGAGCTCAACAAGAAGCTGGTGGAGGTCAATGCACAGTTCCGGCCAATCACCAATGTGATGCTAGAGCTGTTCCCCAACTTCGCCGGCATACTGGCCGATGACGCCAACAAGATCCGCGACGAGCTCAAGAATCTAAACGACATCGCACAGGCGACCGCCAACAACGCCAGACGCATCCGTGGCGTGGCACAGGCCGCAGCCGATGCACAAGAGGCCGAGCGGTACGCCAAGCAGCTCGAGGCTCTCAACGCCCTCAATGAACAGGCCCAGCTTGATGCCATGGGCGAAGAGGAGCGGCTCGAGGCCGAGGCGCAGGCCCGCATCCTCGAGATCATCAAGGCGCACAACGCCCTGGCGGCGGCGGATCGACTGGCCAAGGCCGGCGAGACCAATGCAGCTATCGAGGCCATCGAGCGAACGCTCGGCGCCGAGATGGACAAGCGGGCCAAGGCCGCGGCCGATGAGGCAGCCAAGAAGGCCGAGGAAGAGCGCAAGAAGCGAGAGGAAGAGCAGGAGGAATACCGCAAGTGGTGGGCCGAGCAGGAGGAAGCCCAGCGCAAGCAGGCCGAGGCAGCCCGCAAGGCTCAAGAGGCGTGGATCCAGAGCCTCAAGGCCATCAGGGCCGAGATCAACGCCACCTTCGGCGGTGAGGCCGCGGCGAGCATCACCCAGTTCGGCCAGCAGCTCACCGTCAGCGGCCTGCAGGCCGCCGGCAACATGAACCGCATCGTGGTGGAGGGCGTCGGATGAGCCTGCCTGGCTATGACCTTGCACTATCCCAGCAGCTCGGGCGCGACCGCACCGGCAAGATGACCGCCTCGAGGCGGATCGTGGTGCAGACCCTCTCGCCCTCGGCGGCCCTGCTCTCGCCGGATGTGCCGCAGCTCAACTCGACGCACCCAGACGATCCGCGGATGCGCCTCGACCGCTACAGCGTCACGACCAACCAGAGCGGCATCTGCACCGTCGAGTGTCAGTACTCCAACGACAACCGATTCGTAGATCTGCGGTCACCGAACAAGGACGCGCCGACCTGGTATCACTGGGGCTGGGCCAGCCGCAAGGCAACCGTGGAGATTCCCATGGCGGTGCGGTCGCAGGTGCTCAGCACCAATGGCAACGGCGACCAGGTGGAGAAGCTGGTCTGGAAGCTGGCCAAGAAGCAGCTGGTGGAGGTTCGGGTGCTGCGACCCCTCCAGGTGCGTGTGGTGGTGCAGGATGTGCGGGTGTTCGACGCCATTGCCAAGCAGACCGACAAGCTCCACAAGATGCCGGATGGTGGCATCTATCACTTCGAGGGCGGCACGGTGAGCCAGGTGGATGACGCCGGCACCTACGACATCAACTACACCTGGGAGATCGATTACGGCACGTACTTCCTTCCCGAGACCGGCAGCGACCTGATCAAGTACTGCCTGCCCGACGAGGATGATGTGCCGGTGAGGCTGCCCTACACCGTCTTCGCCGTGGTGCAGGACGGCAACCCCGAGACCCAGCGGCCCCGGTGCTTCCCGCAGGACCTGTACGATTATGAGCCCGAGGGCTGGCGAGAGCTGCCAGGAGCCTCGAGGATCATCTGACCATGGCAGACCCCCGCCTCATCCTCGGCCGCATCGTGGAGGTTCAGGGCCAGAGCCCTGGGCCGGCCAGCGGCATCACCTACACCATCGCGGTGCACGACACCAACGTGGAGGGCATCTACCGGCTCGAGCGGCAGACGCCGGTGCAGCGGTGGCCCGACCAGATCGATGTGGTGGCGCTGCGGCGTGGGCAGCTGGTGATCGGCGCCGTGGCGGCGAACGTGGTGCAGTGGCACTTCCACGAATACCCAGCCTTCCGTGAGTGTGGGCCTGATCCGCGAGCCATCCAGCTGCGCGTCGATGATGGCGGCCCTGGTACCGTGCGGCCTCCCACGGTGCCTGGTGCCGGCGAAGGCGTCGCAGGCCCAGGCGATAGCGCCCCCATCCCTGACGTGAACCCAGACTAACCCATGCCGATCCGAACCGACATCCTCAGCCCGATCAACACCAACGGCGTCGATCAGTTCGACCCAGCGGCTGTGCTCTCGAGCATCAACAGCGGCCTGGTGTACGACGTGCAGGCCTACGCCACCATCCGGCCTCAGATCTCGACGCCCTTGGACGCCTCGGCGGCCGGCACGATCAGCGTGCAAGGGTCCAATGACAACGAGACCTGGTGGCCGATGCCGCAGGGCGCGGTGGACTACAGCTCGGCCGGCCTCAAGGAGCCGATCTACGTGGCCGGCATCCGGTACGTGAGGTTCCAGGTCACGACCACCAGCGGCACGGTGGAGTACAAGCTGCTGGTGACGGGCACGACCGGCGACGTGCTCGAGGTTCCTACGGCCGTCACAACCCGCGGGTATTACGGCGTCTTCACCGCCAATGCCGACCAGACCATCGGCAGCGCGACGGCCACGGCGGTCCTGCTCGACACGACCGAGGAGGCCACGGGCGTGAGTCTGGGCAGCCCCATGAGCCGCGTGGTGGTGACGAACGCCGGTACCTACAACTTCCAGTTCTCGGCCCAACTGCGGCACACGGCTGGCGGCACCGAGCATGTGAGCGTGTGGTTCCGGCACAACGGTACCGATATCCCGAGGAGCAACACCGACTACGCCATTCAGGGCAACAACGCCGCCGAGGTGATGGCGTGGAACTTCGTGTACACCATGGCCGCGGGCGACTACTTTGAAATCGTCATGTCCGCCACGGACAGCGACATCTCGCTCGACTACATGGCGGCGGCGACGAGCCCGACGCGACCGGCCACGCCGGCGGTGATTTTGACCGTGGTGCAGGCCTCATCTGGCACACCTGGCGTGGCGGGTGCAACGGGGCCGGCCGGTGCGACTGGACCAACTGGGGCAACCGGACCCACCGGCGCGACTGGACCGGCGGGAGCAACTGGGCCGACGGGAGCAACCGGACCAACGGGCGCAACTGGACCTACTGGAGCAACCGGCCCTACCGGTGCCTCGACGTTCCTCGGTCTGACCGATACACCCTCGTCGTACAGCGGTGCGGCGTTCCAGTATCCGCGAGTCAACACCGGCGAGACGGCGTTGGAGTTTGCGAGGCCGCATGGTGACGGGTTCTACGGCGACGGATCCGATGGTGCCATCACCTACTCGGTCAACACGACACTGACCGACCATCTAAACGCCACCAACGTGACTGTTGATGCGGGAGTAACGCTGTCACTTGCACAGTATTCTATCAACTGCACCGGCACTC